TCCCCCGGCGTCACCGGGATGACCGTGCCAGGAGGCACGGGCGTATAGCCGGTCTGCGGAGACGAGTAGCTTCCCCCCTGGGTGTAGGCCATCCCTGGGTCGTTTCCCTGCGTCCAGTTCCCGTAGGCGTCAAAGGGCATGGGTGCGTCCTACTGGGGGCGCGGAATCGCCCACGGATTCGGGGGCGGCGGCAGCATTTGATTCGGGGTCGGCGGCGGGCGCACCGGGTAGCCCCCAGGTGGAGGGGGCGTCCCACCAGGGCTCATCGTCGGCCCCATGAATGGCGACGGCACATTAGCCATCCCAGGACGATACGCACCTGGGGTGCCGGGAGGCCGCATGACGCTACTCAGGAGACCCGTGGCCGCGCCCCCTGCTTGCAGGTAGGGATTCATCAACTGCTGTTGCTGCCCCCACATCTGCTTCTGAAAGTCGAGGGCTTGCTGCGTGCCCCCGGCCTGCGTCTTGGCCGCATTCTTCGCAGCGTTACTCTGAATCTTGGCGGAGGCCACGGCCGTCCCGGCTTCGACTGCCGCCATCGTAATGAGCGCCGCCGTGGTCCCAATGAAGTGCCTCGTCGGCTCCCACGTCAAAGCCGAGTCCGTTGCACGACGCTGCCGAATCGGGTAGTAGCTCATACGGTTAGCTCCTGCGTAGTGTAATCATTACACTCGGGAATAACAATGGCTTTGTGGTAGGTGATTTCACTCAGCGCCTCATAGCCCCGCTGCTCGTAAATCCTTGCCACGTCTGGGTTTGGGGCAATCATCTGGAGGCGCCCCGCCCCATGACTGGCGGCCCAGCGCTCGGCCGCCCGGAGGAGCGCCAACCCCGTGCGACCGCGCCAAGCCGGGGAGACCCACCAGAACATTTCTGTCGCAGTGAGTTCCCCGGTGAGCGGATGCCGGTAGGTGGCGACACCCAACATCCCCACCACCCCACCAGACATATCGGCAACGAAGACATCCTGCGCCTCGCTCTGAATCATCGCCCTCGCAGTCGTCTCCAGCACCTCGGGCTTTGGCGTCCAGGCGCTATAGGGAGGGACCGAGCACATGAACTCGACGCCCATCTCTACGAGCCGGGGCACGTCGTCCATGGTCGCGAGGCGAATCATGCGACTAGCTCCGCCACGACATCGAGCGCATACGCCATGGGCGTCCCCACCGACGTATACGCTGTCTCGTAGTTGATGGTCGTATTGGAGTCTACCTGCACCAGCACCGATCCGGACTGCACGGTGCTTGTGGTATTCCCGGTCATCGCGGCCCCACTGACCGAACACGCGACGCCGCCATCCGTCCAATGAATTGTGACCGTTAGACTGCTGGAGACCGAGGCCGGAGTCGTAATCCGGGCATACCAGCTCACCCGATAGAGGCCCGCATTCAGCGTCGGGGTCTGAATCGCGGTCGGGGCGGTTGCCGCTGTCGCCCCAGAGAGCGCGGCCTGCCCCAGCGCTTGGCTAGAAGAGTTGACGGCCAGCACGAGCGACCGGAGCCATGTCTGCCATGTCACCGAGATTTTCGAGGCGAGAATCCCCGCCCGAGTCCCGAGCGCGACTTTGACATTCTGGGGCTCTAGCATGTCGTCACGGATGGGCACCGGGGGCAGAAGACTCATGGCTGGCCTGCGGGCCGCACCCCTGGCAGATAGGCGTTAATGAGACGCCACGGCACGGGGTCCGAGACATTCACCTCGAAGACTCGCCGCCCATCAAGCGCCTGCCCGCACTTATTCCAATAGACGTGAGTTAGGTATTTGCCCTGCTTCCCGGCCGAGCGACGACGCTCACTGCCGAAGGTCAAGCCTCCGTCATTCGAGGTCCGCATCATCACCTGGGGGTCGCTGCCCTGGCCGGTCGAGAGCCCAATGCCCACTTGCATGTCCAGCTCGAAGCGGGGGAAGAAGACCCGGCTCATGCCGCTCGCCACGGCAGGCGCCCGACGCAGCCGTCGTAGGGGCACGCCCCCAACATCAAGAAAGAGCTGCAAGCCCATCTCGTAAATCTTGCCAAGGAGGCGATCCCCCACCAGATGCTTGCCAAAGGCATAGACGTGATAGAGCGGGCGCCATGCCTCCCAGTGGGCGGGCACGAGTCCGTCATCCACCCAAATCAACCGCTGATGCCACTGCTGCGTCGAGCGGTCATAGACCCAGGTCGTATCGACGGTGGGAAACGTCAAGCAGTAGAACTCATGGCCGTCTTCTTGGTAGGTGAAGGACACGGCATCCGAGGTGTCGAGTCCCATGCGGGCATAGCCCTGAATCGCATTCTCGACCGCATGATTGCTAATCGGCACGGGGGCATAGCCTTGGGCCACGAACACCCGCCCCGCGCCTTGGTCGTTGAGCGAGAGCCATGCCGGGAAGTCCCCAAGACGAGACAGCGAGAACCGGGCGCCCAGGCCCTCGGCAAAGAAGTAGCCAAGGATGGGGCCGAAGGGGAACGGTGCCGCTCCCGTGTTCTGCCAGACTTCGTAGGTCTGTGTGCCAAAAAGGAAAATGGTGCTCTGGATGACAATCATCCCGGTCCAGCGGTCGGCCGCCAGTCCCCGCACCCGGAACTGGGTCGGGTCCCACGTCAAGCCCTGGAAGTAGTTACTAATCCGCAGGGTCGAGTTGACCGTATCGAGGGCCAGGAAGAAGCCATCGAGGAAGCCGCCCTGGGTCGCCTGCAAGCCTACGATATGCGTGAAGACCGAGCTGACCAGATCGAAGATGTAGCCGCTGCCCCCGCTCGTGATGAACAGTTGATTCCCGCCATCGCCACTGCTCGAAATCGTGGCCGGTTTGTTATCGGAATCAACCGTGCCGAGCAGCGTGATGACACCGCCTGCGACTTCCACGAACTCGAAGCCGATGACCGCGAACATGCGGCCGTTCTGGTAGAACATCCCTCGGATGGGCGAGAGGCTCGTCGAGGCATAGTCTTGGAATCCAGGCGTCGGATAGAGCGCCATCCGATTCTTTGCCGCCTCGGCCTGGAGAATCTCCGTATAGAAGTTGATGGTCTGCTCCGCATCCGCAATGAGGGATTGCGAGACGTAGGAGGGACCGATAAAGCCTGGATACGCAGTCACTTAGCGAGATTCCCCGGTATAGTAGTTGAAGGTGTCGCCACTCCGCAACAACGCTTGATCCACGCCAATCAGCACCGCTCGGTCATTGACGGCCCGGATATTCGCGAGATATTCCGAGGCTTTGGCCACGACCGAGGCTCGAGGTTCCACGTCGTATTCGGAGGCTAGCGCAATCGCCAGATTGTAGCGGAGCGCCCCGACATAGCCTGGGGGGAAGTTGTAGTCGGCTGTCTGCGAGACAAACTGCGTGAGCGCCGTTGGGCAGTAGAGCTTGGTCTGCACCGATGTGACGTTCGGGATAGGCCAATAGCGCAACCGGCCAAGAGGGCTATTGCCGTCGTAGTAGACCCGGCGTGGCAGCGACGAAGCCGTGGTCTTAACCGGGATTTGCTGCCACTGCACGTAGTCCAGCACATCAAGCGGCAGCTCTAAGGGAAACGAGGGGTTCGACGGTTGGATGATGGAGGCTTGGTCCAGCCACAGCGGGCGCTGTCGGTCGAAGTCGCCCCCAACCCCAATCGTGTAGGTCTGCTGGCCACTCACGAGACTGAACGTAGCCTCTTCGACGACCACGCACAGCAGACGGTCAGTGGCCCACTGGTCGAGCATCTCCTGGGCCGCATCGTAGGCTTCGGTGATGTCGTCCGCATCCCCCGCCTCCCCCTGCCGGATGGCATTGAGGAGACGGAGGGCGCCCCGACAAATCTTCTGGGCGTTTGTAATCATTACACTCTCCTACGCGCGTCGGCTTCGGCGTCGAGGGGCTGGAGCCTCTTCCACGGGCTCCTCGGGCGTGCTCTCGTCCGTGGGCTCGGCCGCTTCTTCCGCAGGCACTTGGGCACTCCGGAGACGGGCGTTCTCGGCCTCCAGCTCCGCAATCCGGTCCTGCAAAGACTGGCTGTCGTCCTGGGGCTCGATGGTATCTACGTCATCAGGATGCTCGACCCAGCCCTCTTTGAGCTTGGTCGCCATCTCCTCTTGCGACCGGGCCACCACATTGGCGAGTTCGCCCGTCTGTGGATGGGTCCGATACAGCATCTTCGGGAACTCCTGATGCTCATACTTCTTCGGAGGGGGTGTCGGTGTCGCCATGGGTGTCTCCTCTATTATCCGCCAAATACGACGGCGGTCTCAGCGGCGCCAGACTGCTGCACGGCGCCGATGTCTCGATAGGACGTATACGACTGATTCTCGAAGATGCCAGGGAAGCCGTGGGCGGTCAGATTCAGGGCCTTCACGGGGGTCATGTCCGACGCACTCTTGACCGGCAGCGAGCTGTCCGTCTGGCCAAAATAAGTGGGATAGTCCCCCAGCCCTGCCGTGTTCGTCCCACAGTTATAGAAATCGCAGCAGGAGATAAGAATCTTGGCGTTCGCGCCAGAGGCATTATTGATGCCAGTTCCCGCGCAGGAGAGGAAGGCACTCCGGGTGATAGAGGAGCCATTCGAGACTGTAGAGGTCCACTTCACCCCGTCCACAGTCGCAGAGATGACCGTCAGTCCAGAGATG